GGTGTGTTGGAGATGCGCTCCCTTTGTCGGCGCCTGATGGCTGAAACGGGCAAGGAATTGGGACTGGTGATGATCGACTACCTCCAGCTGATGGAGGGCTCGACCCCAGATAACCGGGTGCAGGAGCTCTCGCGCATCACCCGGGGCCTCAAGGGCATGGCCCGCGAACTCAATGTGCCCGTGATGGCATTGTCCCAGCTCAGCCGTGGCGTCGAGGCCCGCACCAACAAACGGCCCATGCTCAGTGATCTACGGGAATCGGGCTCGATTGAACAAGATGCCGATCTGGTGCTGATGATCTACCGCGATGAGTACTACAACCCAGAAACGGCCGACCGCGGCATCACCGAAGTGATTGTGGCCAAGCACCGCAATGGCCCGGTGGGGACGGTCAAATTGCTGTTTGAGCCTATGTTTACCCGTTTTCGCAACCTGGCCGGCTGAAGCAGGCACAGGGAAGTCAATGTGGAGGGCTATGCCTCACATCTGCGCCACAAGTGATGCCATCGAGTCATTGTCGAAATAACGCTGGTACAGCGTGGTGTGGACCATCAAGGAATGGCCCAGGCTCTTGGCTGCCAGCGATGGGCTGATCTGCGGGTTGGAGATGGCCCGCACCGCCCAGGCATGGCGAAGGTCGTACGGCTGAAACGGCACTTGGAACCGGCGAAAGGCTACCGCCAGCTGCGACCCCACGGTTCGGCTGTCCCGTTCGAAGTTAATTGCTGGCAGCCGTTGCTCCTGGAGGTTCCATCGCTCGATCCAGGCTTTCGGCAGCGGCAGGCTCTTTCGAGCACCAGTTTTTCCCGCCCGGATCACCGCCAGACCATTGCGTTCGACACAGGCCATCAGCAGGGCCTCGTGGGGGCGGGTGCCATAGGTGGCGCAGATGCCGGCGACCCACTGCCAATTGGCGGGCATTCCATCTATCGCATCGATGATCACCTGGTCATCGGGCAAGCTGCGCGGCCGCGCCTTCGAGGGGCTGTAGCCCTTCCCGAGATCCCGCAGCTCTTGCACAGCCTCCATGCCCATTGCCAGGGCCTGCGCCACAGCCGTCGCTGCCAATGCCGCCTTGCGCCTTGCGCACCCACCAACAGGCTTGCTTGCCACCAAGGCTCGCAGAATGTTGAGCGTCACATCCTGCTGCTGCAGCAGTGGCCGCAGCGGCCCCCCGTAGGCAGTCGCCCAGCTCACCGCCGATTTCGGGCCACGCTGGCGCCGTTCGTGCCACCAGATCTCGGTCCGCCGAATCGCTTCATGCCCGCTGATGCTTTCCCGGGCAGCACAGTTGCTCGATCCGGCACCAGCCTGGGCCCAGCGGTCAAAAGGGAACGGCTGAAGGCCGCGGCGATGCAGCTCGATGTCCTGGCCCAGCTGCTCGGCCAGCTCCCGGGCTTGGTCAATCCCAGCGGGATAAGGAAAGGCGGTGGCGATTCGGCGTTGCTTCCAGGTGCCATCTGCCATTGGCAGGGTGGCCCGCAACCGCAGCCTGCCGCCGGACGGGGAGACCTCAATCGACACGCTTGCTCCCAGAGCGCGGAGGGCATGGTTGACGCGGGAGAGATACGGGTCCTTGGGAGGCATCGGCCGTGCCTAAAAGCGTGCCTACTTTGGCCCCTTATCGGCCTTTTCAGGCCTTTTTGTGCCTTCTGAAGGCCCGGCTGGACGGCCTTCGCTAGATGAGATCCCTTGTCCTGACTATGGTTTTTGAGATGGGGGTCCCGAGGATCGAACTCGGCTAAGGCGAATTATGAGTTTGCGCAACTGCTAGGTCTGGCAAGTAGTTTGGCCTGGCTGGTGCCTAATTTGTGACTTGCTTGGTCCGATTGAGCTTCAACCTTCATCAGTTAGCCCACCGGGGGCTTGATCCTCTCAAGAAATCAGCTGCCGTTGCGTCCCTGGCCGGTAGATGCCCGGCCCAGCTGGGCAGAAGTCGGTAAAATGCTGTAGACCTGGCCGCCGCAAAAACCTAAGGCAACACCAGTTAGGTCCGCCTTCATCCATCGACGCGGCGTGCCGCTAAAAACAGAAGATCAAAATGTCCAAATCAAATGCTTTTGAAACAGCGTGGCTGCAATTGGTGTTTCAAAATATAGGAATTCCCAATATCGGGGACGCGACCGGATTACGTGGCTCGGTAGCAGCGGGGCAGCTCTTCTTTTCATTGCACAGTGCAGATCCCGGTGAGGTGGGCACGCAGGCCACCAACGAGGTGACCTATACCGGCTATGCCCGCGTCGGTGTTTCGCGGAACGGTAACGCAGGATTCACCGTGACGGACAACTCGGTAAGTCCTGCAGCGAATGTCGATTTTCCGATCTGTACGGTAGGTACTGGGAATGCTACGCATTTTGCGGTTGGCGTTGCATCTACGGGCGCTTTTATGGTGCTTTACAAAGGAACGATCAACCCAAACATTTCTATAGCTCCGGGCGTGACACCGCGCTTAACCACGGCCACTGTAATCACCGAGGAATAATGTTTTCTTCGCTCTGTCAGCACATGCCTATCGGTGTGAAAAATGGCGACGTTGAGTGAACGCCTTCAACAGTCGGATATGACCGGGCTGAACGATGCGCAGGTGGTGGCCGCGTTGAACGCTCCGGACCCTGACCTACCCCCTGTTCGGGTGCCGTTTTCTTGTCCTGACATCGCGGTACATGCGGCGCTAACCGGTGAGCTTGCCATACTGCGAATCGTGGCGGAGCAAAAGGAGATACCGGCAGACTTGGCACCAGGCGGCACGGCGATTAGGCTATCGACTCAAGCAATTGCCGTCATATTGACGATGCTGGACGCTGTAGATAGAAATCAGCAAGTTTCTCCGGAAATGGATGCAGGCCAAGTTGCAGCAATGTTCGACAGCGTCGAAGCAATTGGGCTGTTGTCGTCGGCAACAAAAGCTAGGATCCTTTCCCAGACCTTTCGATCCCCGTCCTGGGCCGAGGCGAATGGAGTGAAGGTGACAGAGGAAACTGTTGGGATAGCCAGAGCCGTTATGCAATCCGTCACCCTGATGGGGTGGGTCTACGCTGGTTCTGCGCCGGGTGGTGGCGTAATGGAGCAGGCGCGGCTTCGGCTGCCAGATGGTACGGAATCCGCCCCGATATTTAGGCTGCCGATGGCCGAAAATGAAATGTTGCGTACCGCCGCACTAAATCAATGGCTAAACAACAATGCCGACCTACTTTATTGATCCGGCCAGGGGAAACGACGCCCTCGACGGCCTCTCATTTGCCAGTCGATGGCGCACGATTAACGGCGGGCCGACTGCGGCGCGGATGGCGCCAGGCGATGAGCTGCGTTTCGTCGAAAGCCCCGCCCCGACCCTGATCGGCAACTGCACCTGGACCACCGGGGCAAGCGCGCGGTCGATCACGGTTCCGGCCGGCACGGTGAAGCTGATCGACGCGCTGGCGGTGAACACGGGCTGGGTCGCGGCTGCGCACGTCACACTCAATGCGGCATCCAGCTCCCGGATCATCGGCGCGGGGGCGGTCAACTTCACGGTTGGTGCGGCCTTCACCACCGGCAAGCTGGCGCATAAGCCGCTGACGATGGACCTGAGCGCGTTTCGGCAGGTCAACGTCTGGTTCCGCACATCGGTTGCCTTCGCGGCGGGGACTGTGTTTCTGGACCTGTGTTCGGATGCAACCGGCGACGTGCCGATTGTGTCGGTGCCGTTCAGCGACTCCGGCAATGCTGCCGCATGGTTTGCGGGCCTGATCGCGCATACCGGCAACATCGGCACGATCAATTCCATTGCCCTGCGCGCCACGGCAGACCCCGCCACCCCGACCATTTCGATCAACAATCTTTGGGCATCCAAGGCCCCCGACAGTGCCGATGAAATCACGCTGGCAACGATGGTCAGCAAGAGCGCCTACACCACGGCCCCGCCGCTGCGCGGCGCTGGCACCACCGGCGACGAGCCGCTGCTGGGGGTGATGGGTGTCACGTCTGACACAGTCGTTGTCCTGAACCGCAGCGGCAACCAGGACAACGGGGTGGAGATTTCTGGCCGGGGGGTTGACGTCGCGGCGGGGACGGTGGCCACCTTTGCCCACCAGTGTTTCCCATATTCCGAACCCCGCATCTGGTCGCCCAACGAGGGCGGGACCGCCGCAGATCAAACCGTCTGGACGGGCGGCTGGTCGGCATCGGACATGGCGACGCAGACGGGCATGACGCGGTACATGCTGTCATCCCGCGCCTATTCGGCGGGGGGGTTTGGGTTCCACACGTTCCGAAACTTCGTCATGAATACGTCGATCGGCGGGAACACTTTGCCCGGCAGTGACGGGTGCCGCGTGGAAAACTGCCTCCTTACCGCCTGCGGCTTTGCAGCCAACGGCTTCGCCCAAAGTGGGCTGAGTGCTGCCGATGTTTGTTATTCGGCGGGCGGTGGACCTTCGCTCGGCGGAGCGAACCAGCCGAACGGCAGCGTTCTGGAAAACATCTACTCATACTTGAATGGGGTAACTTTTAACGGGGGCCGCAATTTTGCGATGGGCCTCACCATCCGGAACGGCAGTGGGTACGGCCTTAACTTCAACGGCAACCCCGGAAACGAGTACATCTGTGCGGATGATGTGGTGACGCTGAACAATTCATCGGGCGGGATATTCGTTGGGCAAGGGGTCAATGCGCTCCTCCGGAACGCGGACCTGGGAGAGGCGAGCGACATCTTCTTTGTCTCCAACGGCAATGACGGGCTGCTGTCGGTCGAAAGTCTGGACAAGATTCCAGGTAATGACACGTTGCGCCACCCGTATGGCCGGATGACCCGGCAGACCGCCGTGGTGGACACGCAAGCGTCATCTTGGCGCGTCCAAGTCACAAGCAGCTACGCCGTGGCCCGTGGCCCGCTGCGCCTGCCGCTGGGGAAGTTCGACATCACGTGCGGGGTGACGACAACGATTGCCATGCGGATGCGGCGCGACAACGCCGGTTTTTCGATGGGCCTGTCCTACATGCAAACCGAAGGCTTGCCGGGGATCGACATTGAACAGCGGGCGCTGATGACGGCGGCGGCAAACACATGGGAGACGGTGACGCTTTCGCTTTCCCCCACGGGCAGCGGGACGCAGATCGTCGGACTTGATCTTATTGCCTGGGGCGGCACCACATTTAACGGCTATGTCGAGGCAATCACGGTGACCTGATGACGCTGAACGTCCAGAAGGGTTACGGCGGGCGGGTTTTTGTATCAACCCTGACCGGCACGCTGACAGCCCAGAAGGGCTACGGCGGGCGAGTGGCGGTCTGGTCGCCTGTGGTTGCGGGCGGTGGTGGGATCGCCGCCGCTGCGGGCTCTTCAGGCGGCACTTCCCTCGCTCTGGCACAGAGCGAGACGTTTGCATCTGCGACTGGATCGTCGACGGGTATCGCCACCGCAGGCGGTGTCGGCGAATCAATGGCCGCCGGGGCCGGGGCGTCCTTTGGCGCGGCTACGGCAGCAGGGCAAGGTGCTGCCATCGCCGCCGCGGCTGGGCTTTCGGCAGCCACGGCAACAGCAAGTGGGCAGGGCGCATCTACTGCCGCCGGAGACGGGATGTCTTCTGGTGTGGCCACGGCAGCAGGGCAGGGCGCGGCCATTGCCGCCGCTGCTGGATCGGCCGCCGGCGTGGCCACGGCGGCGGGCCAAAGCCCGTCTGGGGGCGAAATTGTTGCGGGTGCGGGATCGGCCGCCGGTTTGGCCACGGCGCAGGCTCAGGGCGCGCTGATTCTGGCTTTTGCCGGGGCTGCCTTTGGCGCAGCCACGACAGCAGGGCAGGGCGCGGCCATTGCAGCTGCTGCTGGATCGGCGGCAGGCGCGGCCTCGGTGCAGGCCCAGGTGGCGCTGATTCTGTCCGTTGCCGGCGCTTCTTTTGGATCGGCCACAGCATCGGGGCAGGGCGCGTCGATTGCCAGTGCTGCGGGCACAGCTGCAGGGGGGGCTACGGTGATTGGCTACGGACCGTCCGTGATTTCCACCCGCTTTGCCTTCCCTGGCGATCCAGCAAATGGCGGTAAGCTAGCTATATCACGCCGTGGCGGGCGCATTGTAGTCTGAGGTTCGGATGGAAACGTTTTACATCAAGGAGGGCGACACATCGCCCGCCATCCGATATGAGCTATACCCGCCAACGGTGGATCTGACGGGGGCAACAGTGCTGTTCCAAATGCGCAACTTACCCTCGCTTGGCGGGGCTACGTTGATTAATGATTCTGCAGCAGTTGTAATTGCAAAGGATACGCCAACGGTTGGGTATTCATGGCAAACGGGAAACTCAAGCGGCGTTTATGAGGCCGAGTTTGATGTGACCTATGCCGATGGCACAACTGAAACCTTCCCAAACGATGAGTTTATTTTGATCAAAGTTTCCAAAAAGATCCAATGATAATTTTATTCCGCTTTAAACGCTATTCCTTGCAATACGTTGGCGACCATACTCCAACCAGCTATGGCATCAGACATAAAGGATCTGCAAGCCAGCCCCCCATGACTTTGTGTACAACGCAACCAACCCACAGAGGCGTGGCTTGCGCTAATCGCAAGGAATAACCCCACAAACGCCAAACACACGATCTGATAGCGTTTCATCTAACCTTATCTTCTACATGTCGAAATCGTTCGTCTAGGCTCGCCAATTCTTTATCGTGGCGGTTCAAAATTTCTAGAATTTTTCCTTCAAAGGCCCCCAACCCTCTGGAGATGCTCCACAAAGCCTCAATTGCTGATTTTACCCCTGCCCCAAGCATTCCTACGCCCGTAAGTCCTACGGCAACCAGGGCAATTGTTTCGCCGACGCCCATTGCATTACTTGTGTTTGTTCAGATTAAGCAAATCTGGCAATCGTCACGACCAATCAGCGGCCCGGGTTTGGATTGGGGCAATTCGCATGAAGGACCCGGCCCCGGTGGTGTAAGCGCCACCTGGGGCCGCCGAGAGCAGGTATTGAGGGGTGAAAGTGCCGGGAGTGCTAATAGCGACAGTCCCTCGGATCGAGCCGTGGTGGCTGGCGCTGGCGCTGGTGAGGGATCCGGAGATCACCGCAGAGGTGGCAGTCTGCAGCCAGGTTGTGAAAGCCGGGCTAAGCGCTGCCGGTGGGAAACTGCCGCCGTCCAGTGACCGATAGACCAGCTGGTAGGCGATGTTGCTCAGCACGGCCGTGCCACCAAACCCGATTGCCAAGGTGTGCGCCGTGGTGCCTGCCGTCTTCAGCAAGCTGAACAAAATCTCGAATTCGTAAGTGCCGGCGGCCAACGTGACACCTACTCCCATCAGATTCTGGGCAGTGTTGACGTTTGCCCCTGCAAGGGCAGCATTTAGTCTATACCAGTAATTGTAGCCGTTGCTGTTAAGCAACCCCATAACATTCCAGTCTGTATTGTTGCTATTCCTCTCTTTCATTAGGCCCGATCCTGCGTCTGGCCACCGCATAAATGGGTAGGTAACCGATGGCGGTAAGGAACCAGAATTTTGTGTAGCCAATGCCTGTAGGGCAGTTTGCACATCTAACCGAAGGGATAATCCACTGCTACTCTCAATCGTAAAATCGTGCTGGGCCATTTTTGAAAAAACAATGAGCTAGGTTTTCAGTCTACGGATTTATGTTAATGGTAATTGTCCCGCCGCTGATCTGATTGCCCGTGGCCTGCACATCGGTAGCCGCAGTGTATTGCAGTGTGCCAGTTCTGCCAGACGCACCAAAGACAATGCTATAGACGCTGCTCGTCAATGAATTTTTATTTAGCCACCCTCCGCCGTTTCCGATGAATTGTGCGATTCCGGTTGACGTGGCACTGACCAAGTTGACAACGTTTACGGATCCGCAAAAGCTGTAAGGTCCGTCGAGGTAGAAAGCACCAAAGCTGAGGTCAAATCTGTTTGTCCATGTATAGACAACTGGCGGACCGGCTTCGGATGACGTTGAGGTGTTAAAAAAGTAATCAAATCGCTGCGCTCTTTGGCTAGTGTTGGAAAGCCCTGCGCTACTATTGCCATAGTCCACAGCCGCAGATAAGGACTGCCCTGAAGGCCTCCAAACAACAGAAATGTCGTTACACGCCAAGTCTTTGTATATGAAATTTCTTAGATTAGGCGTTGCTCCTGTATTCAATGATCCGCCGGACGGGTTAAACTGTAAGGGCCTGGTGTTGCCAGTTATGTTGGGGTTGGGTACATATACAATCGTAGACGTTGAAAACGTCAATACTGATGGTTCAACCCGCGCACCAACGCTGCCCAAAAACGCCTGATCTCGAAGGCTAAATCCTCTCATCCCTGCACCGCATAAACGGCTGTGGCGTCGCCGTCGGCTGGCCCCCAGCAACGGACGCTCAGAATCCCTGTTTTGCCTGCTGCGATACTTGAGGGCCCCGTGGCCGGAGACTGAGTAAAAATCCAGCCAGGAAATGTGAATGCGCGAGTCGTACCATCGCAGATGATTCGTATTGCCACTTCTTTGCCGGCGCTTCGATTGCTTGTGGTGAATGTAACATTGCCAGCAAGGTTGAGGGTGAGCATTTTGCCAGCCAAAGCAGTCATGTCTAAATTCACGGTGGCAGCATAATTAAGGGTTAGTGGTTCATCAACTACAGGCAGGAACGCGGCATTCAGTTGCCCATCTGTAATGCTTAGGCCTGGCCCCAATGTATTAAAGCCTCCTGCAGATGTAGCTGCCAAAGCCACTTCAACAGCAAGTGAAGAAACCACAACGTCTTGGTTTATATCAGCGACTGAAAGCAGAGCTCGAAACCGAACCGATCGCGCCCGGACGATGCTGCGCGTCAACGGCTTCCAACCCGACCAACTGCCTGCCAGGCCAGAACTCAGGGCATCGTGTGAATCTTGATATTCCAATCGAACAATGCCGCTTTCCGCCGTTTCATTGTCAATGCTCAAAATTTCATCAACTGGCCCCACAAGTGCATCCCATGTCGATGCAACCAACCTGGATCGGGATCGAATTATGCGGCTTAACTGTAAATCCTTGACAGCCCCTGCGTCAAAATTATTGGCAAAGTAATAAATTGCCTGCCTGCTGTCAAATCCGTAATCGTCAATTGGGCCAGGCAATCCATCAAAATTGCCGTCTTCTGCTAATTCATCCCATGTTCTTGTATCTACCCTTGGTGCGCCATACTCATCAATTGGCCCTGGCAACGCATCAAAATCACCATCCAACGCCAGGTCGTCCCAGTATTCATCGTTTAATCGCAGGGCCTGAATCGAGGCATCGAAGGCACAATTTCTTTTGACACCAGTGAATCCTGTTGCTGCTTCATCAATGGTGGCAACGACTTCCATCGCCGTTTTTGGTGCATGAAATACCACTGATGTTGTTGCAGAAACAGCCCCGCTGCCATTTTGGTGGCGAAATAGGTAGGTCCCCGTCAAAGCCGGCAGCAGCATCTGACCCTCGGCATTGGGGGCCTCCCCTTTGACCAAGGGGTTGCTGGTTGACCAGGTGGCGCCTGATAGGTCCGGCGAATGCCGGATCGCCACGCTCAGCGAATCGATGTCGACCTGGGCCCAGCTGGCCTGCACCACCCATTCGCCCAGCGCCACCACGGCCGCATCCATCACCCGCTCGACGCTGCCATCAATGCCGATGACGCCGGTAGCCGATCGATCCACCTCTTGGGTGGGGGGCACAAAGGGATCGGAGCGGTTGCCAAAGGCATCAATTGCTACCACCTGGATCTCGTATTTACCATCGGCCACCCCCGGCAGCACGATCGATGGCGTTGTGGTTCTGTAGATCTGCCAGTTGCTGGTCATACGTTGCGCACCGCCACCTCATACTCAACTGCCCCAGGGATGGCCTCCCAGGAGAGGTGCATATCAGTTTGCCGTGTGGCTGGATTTACCACGGCGATGGCTGTTGCGCTGGAGGGTGCCGCCGGTGGCTTGATTTCAAGGGGTGCAAACACTTGCAGATCTAATGGAATATCACGCTCGATGTGGTCATATTTGCTTGGATTATGGCGCAATGCAGAAACCATATATTTCGTCCGACTGCTTTCGGTGATGCCAATAGCCGTCCACAGGCTTGTGCGCATGGCGTTGTTGTCAATTGACCAAGTGCCACCAATCAATGGCGCTGCCGAGAATGGCAGGGCTGGTGTAACAACCACACCGCTGATAGAACCAATGAATCGTGTCTCCAGATTTCCATCAACCAGCTTGGCGGTGATCGTTGCATCTGCCCCGGTTGGCAGATCAGTCTGGGTTGCATCATCAACAGTGAGGCTGGTTGTTGTGCCTGCAATGGTTTTGCCAGCTCGCCTTACGCCGCTTTTGAGACGATCAGCTGCTCTGAACCGCAGGCCCGGCCGAAGTTCCACCCCCAGAGCCACGGTGCCCTCAAACATCACAACTTCTGATTCGTATTGTTCGGTGTAAAGCAGCCATTCCCCTGCGCGATGGGCTTGCCCAGGTGATGTGCAGGCAAAAGCGTCGATATTGGCGACCTTTGCCCCATATAACTGAATTGCCTTTTTATCTTGTACCGTTACAAAATCATAGTCTTGTTTCTCGTTGTTGAAATACCGCACAACGGCGACGGTATAGCGCTCCCGCAGGCTAGAGCCGACATAGCGAAAGCCTTCTGGCGATATGTCTGCGTTTGATACGGTGACGATTGCATCGCCAGGGGCATCTTGCGTAACAGTTACCGAGCCTTTGCCCCAATGGGGCATGCCTCGAAAGACACTGGCCATCTGATTGATCATTTTGTATGCGTCTTCGCTGCTCTGGATGTTGATTGAACAGGCGAAACGCGGCTCAAAACCGCCCCTGCCATCAGACACAAGTTCTGCGCAGTATTTAGATATTGAATACAGAGCAAACTTATCGACGGTTTCAGGCGGGCAGCGATGGCCGAACCCATAGCGTGGATGGGTGACCTGGTCGTAAAAATGCCAGGCAGGATCGGTCGTCCATTGAGCTTCGGCAAAGTTGCCCGTCCAAATGCCGGAGTAAATCAACCGGCCGGTGGTTTGCTCGACGGTTGCATTGTCAGGAATCGGAATTTTGACACCTAACCGGTCTTCGGATACTTGCGGCCAGGAGCTGAAATACTTGGCGTCTAGTTGCAACGCCAACAACGCTGAATATGGGTATCTAAGCTTTGCATAGATTAATTCTGTATAGTCACTCCAAACCATTGTGTCATTGACTTTGGAGTTGTTTGAATCTGGGGTGATTCGCACCACTCGCACGCTTACGGGGAAGGGGCCATAGATCTCGATTTCATGGCTGCGTTGAAACAGATCGCCAGAACGGCCTTTCACAGATG